TTAATGGAGAGTTGAATTTTCCAACAGCATACTCGGTTTTAAATAAGCATGTAAATCAAATTTTCCTTTACCAGTCTTTTTCAAAATAATATAGTCAAACATTCCCCTTAGCAACTCGTTCTTTTCGCCTCTAGAAAGTTCACCATTTTTGTATAAATGAAGGACATTTTTAAATCCTTCTTGAATATTTTCTACATTCAATCCCTTAATCTGCTCCTTTTGTGTTTCTTTACGAAAGAAATCAATTTGCTCATTAATATCCTCCATTTCTTTTAGTAAGTCATTTCGGTTTTCTATATATTCTTCTTCAGTCATTTTTTCTTCTGCATGCATATTAATAAAATTCTTCATTTTAGCATTTGCTTTCTTCAATTTCCCCTCAAGAATTTCCACTCTATCAGTAGGGTCTAATTGTTTCCGTTGTCTTGCATTTTCAATATCAATTAATCCTTCTAAACGGGAACGGAGAATGTTCTCTTCTACCTTAATAAAGTCTTCTTCTAGTATTCTTAGTATTTCATCTTCAACGGCTCTGTACCTCATATATACTTTACATCCTAAACACTGTATAAACTCTTTATGATAGGTAGATATATCACCACTTTGCTTTTTGTATTTCTGTACACTATATTGTCTTTGCATTTTATTACTACAAGAATCGCACACTATCAAACCTGCTAAGGAATGAGGCTCAAAGTCTAGTCTTACTTTTGGGCTTTTTCGATTCTCTTCCATAATTAGTCCTGCCTTTTCAAAGGTATCCTCATTAATAATTGCAGGGTGTGCATTATCCACTATTATTACTTCCTCTGGATTCCTTTTTACTTTTTTCTTCTTGCCATTTACGGTAATCATTTTTGTTTCATTAAATCTAACCGTTCCTTTATAAACTGGGTTTAATAAGATTTTTCTTACATGCGTGGGTTTCCAATATTGCTTACCTGTTGCAGTCAGAATACCTTCTCTATCCATTCTAGTACTAATAGCATTGTAACCGATTCTTTCATTAACATATAGGTCAAATATCTTTTGAATAATCCATGCCCTATCTTCGTCAATCTCTAACTTCTGCGTTTTAGGATTAAATATATAGCCGTCAGGGATCCCCCCACCCCCAGTCATCCATTTTCCAGCCTTCGAGTAAGACAAACGCGCATTGACCATACGGCTTTTAATCATGTCGTACTCCTGATTCGCCATAAACATATTGAACTTTAAATACCTTAAATCGTCTTCGTTATTTGGATTGTAAATTTTCATAGGGGTAATTACATATATTTCTTTCTGTTGCAACAAGTCTAGCAAGAAACCCATTTGAGTATAACTACCACGACCTAGACGGGATATTTCTTTGACACAAAAAGCCACTGTTCCTCGTTCGTAGTCATTTTCTATTTCGTTAATGATATTTTTAAACACGGGACGACCCTCGATTTCATCTGCACCACTACCTAGTTCTTCAAATAATCGCCAAGCAATATGATCATAATGTTCTTTCAGTAGTCCTGTTATTAAGTCTCTTTGTTGTGCTAATGTATCTTCTTCCACTCTTCGTTCTCTTTGAATATCTTGCCTAGACCTTCTTATATAGCCATATATAAATTCAACATTTTTTAGAATATCATTATTAGCCATAGTATCCCCCGTTTTTAGTAGATGTTTAATTACATTATACTACTAAAAACAGGCCTGTAGTACATACCAAATATACTTATATAAAAAAACGACTATAAGAGTCGCTTATTTATCCCAAGATCTATATTCTTCTCCACGTATAGAAAGATTGTAAAACTCAATAGCAGATTTTAAAGAAGTCCATTGTTCATTGTCCTGAAACATAGGACAATCCTGAATAATTTCTTGATACATATGTTCTAATTCGATACTTTCCATACCTTCACTTATAGATTCTAATCTGCCAAGATTCTCTTCGAACTCATTAATTAATTTCCAGTTATCACCCTGATAGTCACTTCTAAAATCATCAGCCATTACTCCGCTTATTACTCTAATTAAATGTTGTTCAAATAATATATCCACTTTATCGCCTCCAAGTCTACTGTATAATATCACATTTCAGTTATATTATGGAATGCTTTAATGGTATTTTACCATAAGTTATTATCAAAGAGGACGAGAATAATTGCTCATAAATATGCTGTTGGTGGGGAGTGATTTCCCCTCCATTTTTTATTTAAAATTTCTTCATTTTTTATTAAGAAAATAGCAGGAGAATGAATTTTGAAATCTAATTCTACATGTAGAAAGACTGAAACAAAAGAAAAGAGTAAAGGAACTTGTCAGTCTAGTGTCATACAAAATGGGAAAAGGAGAGTGATGCGAAATGACACAAATTAAATTTGTAAGTAAAGAAAAAGAAATGATTGTAGGTATTATGGAAGAGTTACAAGTTGAAAAAGGTATTTTGGCACTGAAGGAGGTATATATAATTGAGATTAGTAACTTCATTGATAAGTACAACCTAGAAGGAAGTCAATTAGAGAACTTACAAGGTTCTATCAACTCTATATTTACAAGTAAGAATAGAAAGGAAATTGATTTCTATATGTTGCACGCTAGAGACTTTATGAAAAATATCGAGAGTGCTAAAGACAAAGGTTGGATTTAACTTTATAGGGGATTTATATCCCCTTAAATTTATTTTAAATTCTTAATAATTTATGCAGGAAATCAATATCAGATATGTAACTGTAGATATACAAACGAAAGGAGTTGGTACATATGCCTAAGTATTATCCAAATTACAAAACAGGTGAAGTTGTAGAAAGCAGTAAGCATTGGGCGAAAAGCAAAACAGAATTACAGGAGGAAGGATACATTACAAACTTCTTTAAGAGCAACCAATACAACGGTCATCAATATTACATTCTCAGAAAGAAAAATGGAGAGTTCTATAAGTTTGAAAAGGTCAGCCGCTTTGGAACAAAGAACAAACTGCCTAAGTTATTATTACAAGGTTGGGAAGTTGTTCAGTCTCCAAAAGGTTTACAAGACGAAGAAATTGACTTAGATAATTAAGTACTGCGCACCTCCGACAGATTGGAATTACAACAGACAGCACGGAGGTGATATAAATGGAATTATTAAAAGAATTAAAAGAAAGGGTTACTGCTCTCTACAAACAAGCAGACGAATTAAAGTGTAATGACACTTTTCAAGAAGCAATGGATTTAGAAACTCACTATGATATGACTGTTCTTTATCACAATGAACAGTTTCCAACTGATTGATTAATACTTACACCTTCAGACAGACTTGGTTTTCCTAAAGACAGCACGTGCAAAAGCACGAAGGAGGTGTTGCAAAATGTTAGGATATAATCATGATCATAAAACATTTTTCTGTCAGATAGACGGTCTTTACTACCGTATAGAGACTATCGGATTTGACAAAGAAAAATATAACTTTTCATTCAAAGTAACTTATTCAAATTTAGCGAACTTCTGGGATAGAGCAGAAATGACACTAAGTGATATAGATGAACTATTCTCATTCGCTTACCATCATTTCAATAAAAAGCATTATAGAGAACTATTCGAAACAAAAAGAGAGCAAATAACTTACGAACAATGCTTTAACGGATTACTTGCTCATGCTTATTGGATGGCTTCAAATGTCTATGATTATCGCAGAAGTTTAGGACATGAAAATAGTAAAATTATAGAGGATTATAGAAACGGTTGTAAAAGGTTAGTAGACTACTTCAATAATCCAAATAGATAGTAAAAATGCCATTAACAAGGAATTAACAATACAAATTATTACATACTTACACAACACTATCCACACTCCAAACCTTGATTTTTAAACGGGAAAGGAGAGTGATTGATATGGCAAATAAATTTATAGTTTACTTAGAACAGAAAGGTTTAGCAGGTATGGAAGATATCTTCGACAGTGGTTGGGGATATTGTCTGCCAAGCGCACCTTACAGGTTATATGAAGTACTTAAACGAACTCAAGGTAATCAAAATACAGAAAGTTGGAATGGATATAAAAGAATTAGAATGCAGTCTAGGCTAGATAACCCATCAATTTCTACAAGTATTCAATTTCTTACATTATTAAACTTTATTACATACAAGACTGGTAGAGTAGCACAAATTAGCAATCGTTATTCCGTTACAGATTTTGTAAACATATTAGCATTACAAGAAGTACCTGCACTAGAACATTTACTAAAGGTAGTTAAACGAGTAAGACAAGCAAGTTCTAAGGAAAAGCAAGTCTCTAAATTTAGTAAACCAGTTGAAAAAATGGAGAATATTATTGAAAGGTTCTCCAATGGTTCCATTGAAAAAATACCAACTGAATTAAGGGAAAAAGAATTAATGGATGGTACTACAAGAGTGGTTCGTGGTATCGGTGGGGACGCTAATTACTTCGAAAGATATGAGGATACTCTCAAAGAAATCATGAATTTCCTAGAAGCACTATATTCAGTTTTACGAAATGGCAACAATGTACCTGTTGCGGAATGCAAAAACAATTGCAAAAAAGATAAATGCAAATGCGTTGAGGAAATCACTAGTGAAGATAGCCTGTTACACTTTCTTATGAATAATAAGAGTTGCGAGTCGCAACAAGGTAGTAGCGAGTCGCAACAGGACACTAGCGAGTCGCAACAAGGTAGTAGCGAGTCGCAAGACGATAATAAAATATATAATAACATGAATAATAAAAATCAAAATTTAGATGATGATAATTTTAAAAAACCTTCTCCTGAAACAGGCAAAACCATTTCAGAGAATACCAAGAAGTTGCTTTTTACATTGAAAATTGAGTTAACCTTTTTCTTTGGGAAAGAGGAAATGCAAGACCTTAACAGGCTTGTTGATAAACAGGCTGCTAATCTTTCAATTTGTGAAATTGAAGATTGTATTAATATTGTCAAGTTATTTAAAAAAGAAGGCTATCCAATTAGCAAACCTACTGCTTACTTTGAGAATGTTTTCAAAAATCCAAAGTTTAAACAGGCTGAAAATACCGTAAAGGATTGGAAGTTGAAAAGCAAACAGGCGGCCAAGGAAGCGCAACGTGACGTTATGCGCGAGGCAGGTAAGGCAATTAGTCGTGAGGATTCAGCCCGTATTTTTGCCAACTTATCTAAAATAGACCATAAATATGAAGTATCAGACGATAATTTAACATATTAGCGAAAAGGAGGAGATTAAAGATGGAAAAGGTTAAAGATAACTATAAAAAATATAAATATATTATTAATTTTGTAAATAAGGCGAGTAAGAAGCAGGTACAAGTCAAATATGGTAATAAATATCCAGATTTGAAGTTAGCAGGTGATACAGAACTACTTACTGTTCTCAGAAATGGATATCCAGTATTTACTGAGACGGAAGTGGGGTATAATTTACATCTTATCTTTCCAAAAAGGAAAGGCAATTTATTCATTAAGATTTTAGAAGAAAATAAGAGCAAACTTATTGCATATTTAAATCAATCAACGAAATACCAACAAAAGTTCACTGTAACATATTCAACATTTATTCCGGGATTTGAAAGAAATTTATATAAAGATTACAGTAACAGTCTTTCTTATATAGATAAAGCAACCTTAGAATTAGATAAAATAAGACGAAGGGAAAAAGATAAAGTTAAAAAACAACAAAGTAAAGAAGAGTTGATACAACAGGAGTATCTGTTAATTAAGAAAAAAAATGAACTTAAAAAGCAAGGTGCTAAGTTAGACGACATACCTAGTGAAAGCGATAAAAAGCAAATTATTGATCCTTTTGGTGGAGGTTTTCTAGGTGTCGCACCTGAGAAGGAAACTCAAAAACCTTCTCCTGAACCAGTTGAGGAGGTAGAATTGCCTTTAGAAGAAAAGGAAATTGACCCATATGCATACACTGCAGATCCTCTTAATTATACAGTTGATATACCAGATGACCACTTGCCATTTTAAAGAGTAGATTAACTTCTACTCTTTTTTTATTTTTTAAAAAAATACAGGTAAGAACATATATTCGCAGAACAGTACTAGTGTAACAATATTATCACTAGATAGGGGAGATTACTCATGAGAGCAAAGGATTTTGGAGTGAAAGGCATGGACCAACAGTTTGTTGAATTTTACAGTAAGGATCATAACTTTATCCTAACCCGCTTCGAGCGAATAAGATTAAAGGAAGGTGAAGAACCTAGTTATCTATATTTTATATATATCTTTACTAAGAAGAGAGTTATGAAGGATACGGAAGACCATTACCAAGTCCGTTATAATCTTATATGTTTCAATAAGGTCTATCATTCCTATGAAGACTTTGCTAACAACATAGATATGATAATGGGGGAGTATTTAGTGGATAAAAAGGAATTACAGAAATGTCTGAATTTATCTAGGAAATTAGATCCAAATTACTACGGCTGAAGAGTTAATCTTCGGCTTTTCTTTTGCCAAAATTTACTTTTTAAAATAGCGTTTGAGAATACTAGATTGTGCGCTAGTATTGTAGTTGTAAGTAAAATAAATTATCAAGGAGGTCATACATATGACTAATATAGATGTTGAGGGTTACTACTCTCATATTAATATGTTTCAAGATACAAGATTCTATTTAACCTTTACGGAATTGTATAAACAAATTAAGAAAGGAATTGCTGACCCTGAGAAGGTTGAGAACTTTATATTTGAAGTATACAACAACGAAAAGTTGTATCTACTGGTGGAGCAGGACGATTTAATGTGGAAGAGATTTCAAGTATTTGAGAAGTACATGAATAAGTACGGAGTGTATTACGGAGTAGAGTAACCATTCTCTACTCTTTTTTATTGCAAAAAAATAATTTAAAATTTCTTCATTTTTTATTAAGAAAAAAGGGGGAGAATGCATTTTGATAACTAATAGTACAAGTATAAAGCAAATCACTTTCCTACTCCTTTAGACAATAAAGTTTTACCAATGACAGCACCTGTAAGTATACAGGAGAAGGAGGAGGTTTATATGAAAAATACATTTGGTTTTGTAGAATTTCAAACTGAGCATTATTTCAAAGTAGTGGTAGATAGGGTAGTTACATTTCATGAATGTTACATACAGCACAATTTTATAGAAGATACAGAGGAACTAATTGAAGAGGAAAAGGCAGTCCTTACTATCAAACAATGGGAGTTAATCAAACCAGTGGTTCAGTATATATTTAACAGTCAATTGAAAGAGGAAGGTAAAAGGACTTCTAGATTTGTTAAGGGTGACAATTACCTCTCCAAGTTATACGGGAAGCAGTTGCTTGTTCTAGTTTGGGCGATTGAACTTACAGATAAACAACTGGACATTAAAAATGCAGTTTTAAATTGGAAAGGGTTCTCACGTGAAGAACAATGGTGGTTGTTCACAATGATAAATGCCGCTTCTGGTAAATCTAAAGACCGCTTCGGTTGGAGAGCAGGAATTAAAGAAGTACTACTTTACAATCCAACTAACAAGGGAGGTGCTAACAATGGAAAACTTAAAAAATAACGGTTTCAACCCAATTGTAAAAGAAATTATTTTTGACGAATTGATCAGAGAGGGATATAGCCAAGTCGAAGTATTACAGGCTTATGCTATCTTCACTTCTAATAGAAATAACTTCAATGATACATATGTTTATGGAACTCAAAAAGAGGTCTTAAAGACACATTTATCAAAAGTATTAGAAGGAGGAATTCTGTAATGTTTCTTCTAGAAAAGCATGTAACTGATAAGCAACTTAGTCCTTCATTTTATATAAAAACAACTAGAATAGCAGTTCTAAATATTTATGTAATTAGAGTTTATAAGGACGGCAATATATTCCACGAAATAAGAGGGAAATCAATTAAGAAGGTCTACGAACGATTAGAGAATGACTTGGGGATCACCCAATACTGAGTATCAAACTTATAGATAGAAGATTTACTCACCAATGACAGTACCTGTTGATACACAGGGAAAGGTCAGGTGATGCTTTATGGCACAACTAGGAAATATACAAAGAAGAAGTAAAGAAACAAAAACTGAAAGAGATTGGAGATTGTTTGGAGAAGAACTTCAAAGAGAATTGGGAAGTGGCTTTCACTTTGATAATGGGACTTCACAAAAGGGGGACGAATTAGATCAACATATATTCGCCCGTAATGCTAAATTCGATTTTGTATTCTACTTTGGAGGTTGGGATACTCAAACTTACAAGAATATTCCTGCATATCATAAGGGGAATTTCACTGGTAAACAAAAGGATTGGATGTGGGATTTCAACTACCAAATGAATATAGAAGTTAAGCGTGTAGGACTTGGAACTCTACCGTCTGTAATGCCTTACCGTTTTATGAAGGCTTTTGGTGTTCCTTTTAGTGACCGTAGTAAATGGTTGATAGTAGATTTCAGCAATGTATTAAAAATAAGAAACTTTGGTGGTTTTATATATATACTAGAACAAGGTGAAGGAGAACCAGTCCACCATATATTTGGCTCTCATGTTGTTGAAGATGCTTGTATAGGTGAATATAAAATGGATTGGGAAGGAGACCCAACAGAGGCTGGTGGTGGAGGCTATAAGGCTAAAACATTGCTAGATAAGACTTGCTCTCTAAAATTCAATTCCTTTCAGGAAGTTAAGCAGTACATAAGAAGAGTTTCAGAAGTTAAATTAGAAAAAGAAAAGAACCACAATCGCTTCTTGTTCAGGAAGAACATTGAGAAGGGGAAAACGGACATAATAGAGTACTCCGATAATAAAGTGGGGGAAGTTGACCCTGTTCTTTATGATAACGGAGACTTGAGACCTGCTTCTAAGTCTCATATTGAATGTAAGCAGATTATTGATAAGTATGAACCTAATTGCTATGACTATAAAGGACATATTGCATATGAGTGTGAAACTTGTATGGGTGACTGCTTATGAGTAAGAAGAAAGGTAACAAATCAATTATTGACGGTATAGAGTTTGCTTCTGATATTGAGACTGCCTTCTATCTTCATTTGAAGAAGAAAAAGGAAGAAGGTTTGGTTAAGGATATTCGAACACATGTTACATATATACTAATTCCTTCTTATACGGACTTTGAAGGTAATGAGGTTCAGGCTATGACATACACTTCAGACTTCAATGTGATAATGTCTGACGGCTCAGAAATTGTTATAGATACGAAGGAATATCCCGGTGAAGAAGATTACATAAAAAGAAAGTTGTTTATGTCTTTAAATCCAGATACACCGTTCTATTGGGTAGAAAGAACTCCAAAGTATCTAGGTTTCTATTTTGTAAGAGATGGCTTTATAAGTAAATTAAGAAGACGCTATGAAAAACTACACGGTTCTTCTCCAAGTACTAAAAGGAACATTAAATGGACTTCAAGACAAATTGAAGAACATTTCGAGTTTGAGGATAACGGTCTCTTCCTTACTTGGAAAAAGACTAAGAGAATGAAGAAAGGAGTGAAGAAAAAATGAATTTAATTGATTATGAAGTTGTAGAAGTTTTGAATGTTAAACCTTGCACTGAGGAATGGGTTAAGGAGTTTGAAGAGGAAATTTTAGAAATAGAATTAATCGCAAATGCTGTTGGTAGAAATGAGTACCGTAAAATAATTAAGTCTAAAGAAGATTGGAAGAAAATCGAAAAACAAGGATTTTTCCTTAGTTAGAAAGGAGTGAAGAAGAAATGAAACTTTATATTCATATTTGGTATCCATATGAGCAAGTTGATATAGAAGATTGGGCATTAGTCCTTGATAAGGTAAAACTTATCCCTAATTGTACTATTTCAGAGAATGGAGAGGACATATTCTTTACCTTCCCTGATAAAACAGAAGAGTTTCTTACATTAATTGATACACTTAAAGATATGCTAGACGAAGTTCTAGATAGTGAATATTATTTAGATATTAGGTCTTTAGAAGATTGGGTTTCAATTGATATAGAGTTTATTTAAAAAGGAGGGGAAAGAAATGAAGGCTGAGACTTTTACGAAAAAGCATTTTGATATGGTTAAAGCAGAATCGAGATTAATGAACTTCACCATTGAACTAATTGAAGAGTATAATCTGAGCGATTATGACATTGTTAAATTACTTCATAAGGTTCAGTATTCATATATAGTGGATTTAGAAAATGAGGTTGATAAGAGTGGAAATAATTAAGTTTATATTTGTTTACCTCTTATTATGTGTATGGAGCATTCAATTGTCATGGATTACTCCTCACACTGAAAGTTGGCTTGATATTTTTATAATGTATCCATTTATAGGTTTTATGATTTCTTATTTCTTAGGACAGGACTAATCCCCTGTTCTTTTTATATACCATAATCCGCTTCAGGTCCTGTTTTTCGAACGAATGTGCGGTATAATTATAGTAAGTTGTAAAATTGGCAATAATAGAATAAAGGAGATGATTATATGAATTATATCAAACAAATAAATAGAAGGCCTAAGTATCTTATTCTGCTAGTAGGTATGTATAGTGTTATGATTTCATTCTTTGTTATAGGGTTGTTTCCATTTCTGTATATTGTATCTGATATGACAATCAATCAATACTGCCTGTTTATTTCAGGGATCCTACTATCCTCAGGTGTACTGTTTCACTTGTTGCTTACCTTTGTCTACAAGACTAATTCCAAGAAGTATATAGACTTTAAAAAGGAACGGAGACTTGACACAGTATCTATCCTTGTATTTAACATTGTTGTTAGTCCTCTCGTCGGGTTTATTATATATAAGGCATTTAGTAGTGTAGACTATGGGGCTTATGCATGGATTATATTCTCATACGGTTCTCTTGGTTGGTTAATGACCGTTCAAATGATAAGGAAGCCGCTAAAAGAAAAGGAACAAATAAAGAAAAGAATTAATAAAACTTGGAAAGATAAAGAAGGAAATCTGCACCTTTTGTTTAAATAATAAGTATGTAAACTTAGATTATATTTTAACATTTTGTAACACCATTATTATATTACGGTACAAATTAGAGCATGTCATCACAACCTTTTCCCGTTTGGTTGTAGTGATGTGCTCTATTTGTGTTTATAGCCATTTATCAAGGTGTTTATACATAGATTGTTAGATTGTGAAAAGGAGGCGATTTAGAATGGAAGATAAAGGTACACTTGAAGGATTTGCTAATTTCTTTGCGAAGATTAATTCTTCAGACTTAGACCAAGAAGAACAAATAGATATTATATATTACAGAGTGAGTATTTTCTTAGATATGAATGGAAGATTTGATATTGAGTTATTTGTAGACGGAGATGGTATGGAGTATATATATGACTGTTTAACAACGGATTATATAAAGAAGTTAGATGTTGATTGTATAGCAAGAGGTGTAAATCATTTAATACCAGATAAAACAAAAATAATTTTAGTTTCTTCAAAAGAACTATCTGAAGAGGAATTTAAAAATCTGAAGAATTAGGAGGGTTAAAGAAAGGGAGGTTGATATTTGTGGAAAGTAAAGATAGAAAATTAATATTATCAGAAGATGTGAACGGTTCATCAGTAAGAGGTCTTATTCAAAAGATACTGGAGATTAATCTTTATGATCAAGAAAAAGAGGAAAAGGAAGTTGGATATAAAAGAGAACCAATAGAGTTAATAGTTAATTCATTTGGTGGAAGTGTTTATGACGGTTTTGCTTTAGTCTCTGTAATGGAAACAAGTAAAACACCAATACATACAATTTGCTTAGGTTCTGCTATGAGTATGGGCTTTATTATCTACCTTGCAGGACATAAAAGATTTGCACATAGATTTTCTACTTTTATGTATCACGAAATTATTTCTGGAGGCTTTCAGAAGACTGAGGAACATAGAAGGAATGTAAAAGAGTGTGAAAGATTACAAAAGCAATATGACGATTATGTATTAGAAAAGACTACTCTCTATCAAGAGAAGTTAGACAATGTGAAGTCAACAGTTACTGACTGGTATATTCCAGCAGAAGAGGCTGTTAAATACGGAATAGTTCAAGAATTAGTTTAAGGAGGGAGGGATAGATATGAGTGATAATTTTGTTCGTGTAGTTTTTGGGGACGGAGAAGAAGTTAGTGTTACATTCGAACCACCAGAAAGTATAAGACATAGATTAGATGTATTCTATAATGATAATGCGATTAGGTGGGTGAGTTCCGAAGAGATTGAAAATATAAGGAATGATGCACCTTTACCAATACCAAATGGATCTTCTACTATACCACCGGGTGATTGGATTAATGGTGGTTACTATACTTCTATTCACGGTAGTTTTAAGCCATATGTAGAAGAAGTGAAATTGGCAGATAACAAGTATAGAATGACTAGATACTTAAAAGAGTATTATAATCATCTAGTCAAATTGAATAAAGAAGGTATCAACTTTGATTATGAGGAGATTGAGTTGGTTTTCTGCTTTATGCAAGATTATGTTTATTACGGTGAAGAACTTACAGAAAATCAAATAAAGAGAATAAATAGTAAGTATAACAATTGGAAAGATATTAGACATTTAGAAAATCTGGTTTAAGGAGGGTTTAAGGAAAGGGAGGTAGATATATATGATTACAAATGAACAAATCGGGGAGTTGATAATTGGTAGTAGAGATTTAATTAGAACTGGAATTTTAAGTTGCAATATTTATAAAATGCAAGATTATGAGGACTTTGAAGCATTAGTGTTTCTTAGACTAACTGAAAAGATAAAGGAAAATGAAAATACATATTACAAGTTGCTTGAGAATAAAAGAGGTTACTTTGTTAGAACTGTCCAGAATATCATAAAGAATGAATTTAGATTCCAATCAAGGAAGAAAAGAAATAGGAAAAATGAGGTATTAATGGACGAAGAAAAGATGTGGTCTGTATGCTAGATAGAGAATTGAAGACAGAACATATCAGAGCCGCTTTGAAGTACTTATATGATTATACAGATATAGAGATTGTTCCATTAATGGTTTGTTTAAAATACGAATTGGAAAATATCCCTGCTTTTGAAAGGTCTGTTGTTTTACAAAGATATAACTTAGATTTAGAAGTAAATGAGATTGCAAATAACATGGGAATTTCAGAGGCAAAGGTTGATAATATATGTTCTTACTATGTGAGAAGAATTGTAAAAAATATTGAAAAAGATTAATTTAAAAATCATGGAAATGAGCGTAGAAGGTGTTATATAGAGTGTATCACCTCCTATCAAGGAAGAGGCAGGCTAACAATAATGTTCCTGTCTTTTTCTTTTTTTTTATATGTCTGTTAGGGCATTCAAGATATTACGTATAGGCTTGGTAAGGTTCGATTCCTTACAACAGACACCAACATACTATGAGGCAGGGCAAAAGCCGCTGTCTTCCCCCCTCTGTGCCGAGTAGAGTTTACTGCATGCAAACCGTGCGAAAGATGAGGAAGGTTAATCCTGTTGGGGAACAGGTCAGAGTGATTACTCGGCTAACTTTGTTTATAGACCACGCGTGTTAGAGGCTGTTATATGCCTCTATTTTTGTTTTTAAGTCTTGCCTATATAAACACCTTAGGAAGTATTTAAAGACGAAAATAAGGGCTATATACCACCGATTTTTAGGTTATTTTTTGCCTATAAACATAGAAAACCCATAAAACGCTCATAAAGAAAGGAGGGGTTGAAGTGGCTAAGAAAGTAAATTTTAACGATATAGAAGAAGTAAAGAAGTTGCCTAAGAAAAGCCCTAAAAGAAGGGTAGCAGCAATGGCAGTGTATATGGCTAATCCTCATCTTTCTGTTGAAAAGGTAGCACAACTGCTGGAATGGCCTTACGGTACATTGAATGATTGGGCTGCACAAGACGGCTGGAAGAAAGAAAGGGACGAATTGTTTGAAGATATAAAGAAGAATGTAAGAGAAGAAATAAAGAATGAGTTTTCATATCAACTATATAAGGTTGCTTCAACTCTCCTTGAGAGGATACTGGAGTCAGTCCTTAGTCCTAATATGCAAATCAATGATATTAGAGAGTTAAAAGTTGCTATGGATACATTGAAGGAAAATATAAAAATAATGAGTACAACTCAATTAATAGATGAACCGACAACTAAGCATGAGCATTCTCTAGAGGTAGTTGACAAAGCCGACGTTCTCCGTGTCCTTATGGAGGAAGAGAACAATGAGGAAGAATAAAGAAGATATTGTTTTACTAACTCCTGAGAATGTAAGGGAAATAAAGAAATGTAGAGACGATATTGTTTACTTTGCTAATACTTATATCTGGTTTAATGATAAAGAGCGAGGGATTGTTCAATTTAAGGCTTATCCATTTCAGAAGGATTTACTTGTGGATATTGGTAATCACCAAAAGAATATTATCTTGAAATCCCGTCAAATGGGTTTATCGTGGGTAGCATTAATATGGGCACTGCATAGGTGTCTATTTTTCTTTGACCAAAAAGGGCTTATCTTATCAATGGATAAAACAGCAGCAGACGAAGCATTAAATCGAATTAAAGTAATGTATGATTACTTACCTGCATTCTTGAGAGGAACTGAAGGGGATAATAACAAATCAATTATTGAGTTTGCAGATATGAACTCTATGATTAAATCTGTTGGTATGACGGAATCTGCTGGTCGTTCAGATACTCCTACATTTACTATTTGGGACGAAATGGCTTTCCCACGTAAAGGTGTAGACCCTTATAAAGTTTGGGATAGTTTAAAACCTGCACTTGGCCATACAGGTAAATTTATTGGTATCAGTACTCCAAACGGATTCGGTAATCTATTTCACCGCTTCTGGACACAAGGGGAGGAAAAAGGATTCCGTAAGACACAGATTCACTGGACTTCTAGACCGGATCGTGTTGGTGATACCGAACTGTTTAATGAATTAGAAGAAAGAAGAAAAAGAGGATTACAACCCACTACTGAACAGGTTGAGAAGGTTAAACAAGTTAGCCGTTGGTATGAATTGGAATGTGCTGATATGGACGAAGAAAAGTTCTCACAAGAATACGAAATGAACTTCTTAAACTCTGGCCGTCCTGCATTCTCCATTGCTAAGGTATTAAAACAGTTTGATAATGTGTTAGATACATTTACCAAGTTAAATGACCATATAGAGCAATACAAGAAGCCTGAAGCAGGTGTTGAATATATAGCAGCCTTTGATACTTCAGAAGGAACAGGAGGCGATAATAATGCCTTTGGTATCTTCACAAGGGAAGGTGAGCAGGTATTGGAATATGCATGTAATAATATTCCTCTCCGTAATTTTACAGACGAAGTGGTGGGCTTATGCCGTTTGTATAACGACGCTTTACTTGTGGTTGAAAGGAACAATACTGGTATAGGAGCAATCGAACGAATACAAGAAACACATAATTATTTTAATCTTTATTATTCTCCACGTGACGGTAAAGCAGGTTGGCATACTGGACCAGTTACCCGTCCTATTATGATTGATGATTTAAGAGCATTGATAAATAAAGAAGAATTGATTTTACGAAGCACATCCTTGATTGAAGAATTGAGGGTGTTTTCTTATGACGAAAAAGATGTTCCTAAAGCACCAACTGGATACAAGGATGACCGTGTAATGATGTTGGCTATCTTTGGTCAAGCAATTAAGGGTGGAGTTCAGCCTGTTGAAATACGGGTAAGCCCACCTAGAAAAAGAAGAAGGAGGTAGATATATATGGTTTATATTTTAGGATTTCTTGTTGGATTTTTGCTTATTGAGGTTATTAGAAGGAGGTAGATATATATGAGGCAATCCGATATTAGTTATTACTATAATCTTGATAGAAAGTTTTGTTTTTCAGTTGAAGAATGCACTGCATTTGTTGTGGAGGACGAACTGTTGGGTTTTAAGATTGTTATTTTTCAGGAGGATATAAATCCAATTTATAGTTTTGTATCTACATTAGAAGAAGCATATGAGTTATTGAAACAATATCTAGAAGAGTGTATAGGTATTGATATTGACACTATTAAGAACTTTAAAAGCACATTTTTTGATATTTAAAAGGAGGTAGATAAGTATGAGTAAATACACAAGGTTGGAACTAGCACAGCAAGTGGATTATCTTACAGACGTTTTTATACAACAATTCTGCGTTAGAGACGAAGGGAAAGAAACTATTAAAATGAGGGACGAAATTATAAAACTAATTTATCCTGAATGGTTTAATTTAGATAATGGTGAAATCTCAGACGGCTATCATACCTTTAACGAATTGTACCATCACCGTATGATTCTGTTTTCCGTTATTTGTAATCAAAATGAAGATAAGGCTTGGAAGTCCAAACTCCATGCAGACGGAACAATGTATGAAGATTATTTTATTGTTGGTATTACAACAGAGGAAGGTAATTACACATATCATTATCACTTAGATAACTGGAATTATTTCAAAGTAAAAGAACTGGAATATGCACCAGAGTGGGACGGGCATAAACCAGAGGATATAACCAGATTGTTAAGTTTAGGAGAGGGAGGTAGATAAGAAATGAACTTATTAATTTTAATATTTGCACACCTACTTGCTGACTATCCACTACAAGGGGATTTCTTAGCACAACAAAAAGGTAAGAATATGATTGCATTAATAACACATGCAGGTATATGGACAGGGGTTATAGCAACCGCTGCCTTTTTAATTGGGATTGATATTAATTTATTTGATATATTATTCCTTTTCATTGTTCATGCAGTAGCAGATTATATGAAAGCAAAGCCTGTTGGTTTTTACAAAAAGTTAAATCCATTAGGTGCAGGATTAATTATTGATCAATCAATTCACTTAATACAGATATTAGTCTTATTGATTTATAAAGGATTTATTTAACCTATACGAACACCTATTGAACTTTATAACTACGATTACAGACCCCATTTAGAGGGTCTTTTTCTTATGAAAGGAGGTAGTTTTAGTGAAGCAATTTATATATACAAGTAAGAAGAAGTTAATAGAAAAAGATATATTGGAACGACATGCTATTAAGAATAATACGGAGGATATGGACTTTTCCTTTACAGATAAACAAGTGGTAGAGCCTCCATATAATCTTCCCGCTTTAGTTGTCATTTTAGAACAGAATACATATCACAAGAGAGCCGTATATCAGAAGGCTGTTGATATTGCAGGTTTAGGGTGGCAGTTGAAATCTATAGAAGAAGAGGAAGGTATTGAAGAAGTTGAGAATATGCTTAAATCTCTGAATGAAGATTTAGTTGAAGTTCATAAAAGAGGATTAATTGATTACTTTTCTATTGGTTTTGACTTCTATGAGATTGGTAGAGAAGACAATAATCCAAATGCTGCTATTGATTTTATAGAGCATGTTCCTGCACATACTATTCGATTCTTGAAAGGTCGTAAAGTTGCACTACAACAAAAAGGAATGAAAAAGAAATATTTCAAAAGATATAAGTATCCATATGACGTGCATAAAGAAACTGGGGAGATTAAAAAACTTGGTAGTTTGCCTCCAGAATTAAGAGCAAGGGAATTCTACTCTGACGTAGATTATGCACCGGGTCATTCTTATTATGGACAACCTAGTATCATTCCTGCACTTGGAGCCGTAAAGGGTGATATTTCAAGAAGGGAATATAATATTGATTGGTTTGGCAACTTTGGTGTTCCTGCTTGTTTGGTAACTGTATCAGGGGGATTCGATCAAGGTCCTGTTGGTGAAGATGGTTATACAGATTTAGAACGAGCAATTGAAGACCGCTTTGACGAATTAACAGAAAACCCACATTCTACAATGGTGCTTTCCATTCCGTCTGTGAAGGGTTCACCCAATCCTGTTGAGGTTAAAATAGAAAAATTATCAACAGAAGTAAAAGAAGCCTCTTTCCGTTTATACAGAGAGGACAATATGAAAGAAGTATTATCTTCACACGGTGTTCCCGCTTCACGCCTTGCAATTACTGAAAGTGGTGCATTAGGTGGTAATGTTTCAGAACAAGAAACTGAAATATATAAAAGAAGTGTTATTGAGCCTATGCAGAATAAACTAGAACGCTTTATGAACAGCATTATAGAGCATAATACAGGTTCTTTAGCATTTGAATTTAAGTTTAATGATATGGACTTAGAAGACGAACAAAAAGATTTAGATATGGCTATTAAGTTATTTGATAAGGCTGCTATTACTCCTAATCAATTAATTCAATACTTTGGTTGGAAGTATAACCTCTTGGAGAGTTCTCACCCTGCTATGGATTACCACTACCTGAATGGTCAAGCAATTGACGGAGACCTACCAGAGGCTGAAGAAACGGCTATTAACGAACAGATAAACGAAGAGGTAGAGAATGCCTTAAAAAGTTTGAAGAGTACCGTAGAGGAGCAAATACAAGTTTCTAAAAAGAAGTGGTGGTCTAAATGAAAGAATTAGAAAAACTACTTCTTGATATCCAACAAGTAGAAGGAATAATACAAGCAATTAAATCTGTTAATCGAAATACTAGAGCCGCTGAAATACGATTGCATAAGAATTTGAAGAAGGTATTTGTCCCTGCATTTGAAAAGATAATAAGAGAATTATTGAAATTAGATAATGTTCCTAGCAATGATATTACTCGTAGAATTATATTGGAATCTCTTTTTCTAGTTCAAGATAAGTTTAATAAAGAAATAGAAAAGGAAGTATTACAAGCCGCTCAACGGGGTGCTAATAGAACAATCTCTAATATGCAGAAGGCTGGTGTAGGAGTTGCATTTACACCTATTAAGGATAATGTGAGGCAGATTCTTCTCAATCAAACTTTCGAGGCAAGTGAAAGAACTCTTCAGAGAATGACTGGAAATGTTATGCAAAACCTTGTAGAAAGTTATGATAAGGGATTAGGTATTGACGAGGCCGCTGATAGATTACGAAGTAAATTTAAAAGTATGGAAGAGCATGAACTAGTAAGGATTGCACGAACTGAGATTAACAGCGCACAAAATCAAGGTGCATATTTAGTTAATCAGGAAATAGGTGCTGAATATCATATGTGGATTACTGCAGAAGACCACCGTGTTCGTGACGGCTCTACTTCTGATGCAGATCATGTTTCTTTACATGGTCAAATAGTCAGAGTTGGTGATGCATTCTCTAATGGATTAACCCATCCCGGTGATAGAACAGGACCAATTGAAGAATGGATTAATTGCCGTTGCGTATTAGTTCCATTTGTTATGCCTTTAGGCAAAATGCCTCCAATAGGTCAAACATACTTTTATGAAAGTGACTTGGTAGATGTAGCATAATCAATCAAAAATAACGCTTATACACCCTCTACAATCGTTTTTTACGGTTATAGGGGGTATTTGTATTACTTGCCTTGTAAAGTGCATTACAGGGCGAGTATAAGGCTTTTAGAAAGGAGTTGAAGTGTATGCCTGAATTAAGTAGTCCAATTATTGGTTTAAATAAGGATTTACAAATCATGACTGGTGCTGTACTTATACCAGACGAGCCAGATACTGACGGTGATGTAGTCACTAAGAGTCAGATTGAAGCCCTTATGTATGAGTATATGGAAAAATACCAAAATAGCGATTTACAGCACTCATTGAACAATGTTGCAAAAGTTGTAGAGAGTTATTTATTGCCTTTCCCAATGACTGTAAAAGTTTATGGAAAGGAAGTTGAGTTACCTATTGGCACATGGATTATGTCTGTTAAAGTTTCTGACCCTGATATATGGCAAGCCGTACTAGACGGGAAGTTGACAGGGTTCTCCATTATGGGAGTAAGACGTTCCACTCTTGAAGACTTTTCATTTAAGTCAGCAACCAATGAGCAGTTGAATGATTTAGTAAATAAGAGTGAAAGAACTACTCTAGCAGAACTAGGAGATTTCGTTATCACCCATGTGTCAATTGTAGATAAGCCTGCTGTTCCAAAAGCAGAATTCTTTGCCTTTAAATCTAAGGAATTAGAAGAAAAGGGATTGTTTAAGAGGTTCGTAGAGTTTATGAAAGACGAACGAGCCAAGAAATCGAAAGGAGAGGATGTCGAAATGACTAAAGAAGAATTGAAAGATTTTATTTTATCCGTAGTGAAAGGTGCTGAGACCGAAGAGGTGGAGGAAGATACCACAACTGAAGAAGTAGAAGAAACTACTACTCAAGAGGGGGATACAACTGAAGAAGATACTTCCGCTTCTGAAGAAACAAATAAAGAAGATAAGGAAGATAACGAAACTTCAACAGAAGAAGAGACTAACACTGAAGAGACTGATAAGAAGTCTGAAAAGGAATTAACAGACGAATATATCAAGAATTTAATTAAAACTACAATCATGGAATTAAGCGCAGATGGTGTTAATAGTGGTGTAGGCGGCACTTCTAAGAAATCCGCAAAAAGTAGAAATAAGAGTAGCGAAGCATTTGACTTCGACGCAGAGGCAGGAAAGCCTGAGCAAGGATTCGATTTTTATGAATTCTTAGGCCGTGATAAGAACGGCGTTAAAAAAGAAGAAAAGGGGGAATTTTAAATGAAAAGATATTTAGACGATGTTCTAGCATCAGCAAAGAGTGCTAATTCATTCGATATTTCAGATTTAGGAAAGGTTTATTTAAAACCACAACACTTTGCACAATTAGTTAAAAAATTACAAGAGAATACCACTTTGTTGAACTTTGCTAAGTTTACGAAGATGGATAGTCATACTCTAGAAATCTCCAATGTGGGATATAAAGGTAGAACCTTAAGAAGTGGGTATGATACACAAGGTAACTTCCGTGATGTTACAGACGCAGATGAAACTAAACCATTTGTTGTAACAGAGGAATTAGTTGCTAAGAAACTTCGTGCTTTACTAGTGCTTAAAGACGATGTTGAAATTCTCAACCAATATGGAAAGGCATTAGTAGACACCTTTATTGACATGTTAGCAGACGAAATCTCTTATGACATTGAAGTTTATCTTGTACACGGTGATAAAGATATTGTTCCTACCACAGAGCAAGACTTCTTACACCTAGAAGACGGTTGGATTAAGAAAGCAGGAGTGAAAATCTACAATGATTCATTTGATTCTACTAATCCACTTGCACCTTTACTAGCATTACAACGTGCTATTTCACGTAAAGGTTTAAGAAACCGTAAGAACTTGGCTTATGCTATTGACTTTGACCATGAGTTAGATATTCGTGATTTCTACCGTGAACGTCCTACTGAAATGGGAGATCGTTTCTACATTAAGAATGATGAATTATTCCTTGACGGTATTAAAATCGTAACTGTTGATTCACTTAGTGACCCAGACGGTTTAGCACATAATGGTCGTGTTGTAATGTTGCAAAACAAAAATATCATGACATGGGGCCTGTTCCAAGAAGTAACTATGGAGCATGATCGTAATGCTCGTCAAGAGAGTGATGAAATCATTGGTCGTGTATGGCCTGCTGCTGGTTACGTAGATTCTGAAATGGCTGCTGTTGCATTCTTAGATAAAACAAATCCTGACGCAGGTGTTTAAAAATGAATACCTTTCAGGTGATTAATAAATCTAAGAGAACTGTTTATAGGGGAGGATATTACTTCCTTCCTTTACAAACAGTTACATTATCACTAAATGAAAAACAGAGATTTTTTCTAAATGCATCTAGTCATTTAATTGTAAAAAAAGCAGAAGCAGAGCAAGAAGTACATACACAATCTCAGGACGAAGAGAACAACCTTATATGCGAATATTGTGGTAAAGAGTATAAGACTACTAGAGGCTTGGAAAACCACCTCAAGAAAGAACATAGTGAGGTGATTAAAAATGCCTAATTATTATTCAACAGTAACTGAAGTAAAATTGTTTACAGGTATTTCTAAGGAAAGTTTCGATATAGAAACAAAGGAAGAATTTGAACAATTACTTGAAAAATGGTTAATACAAGCAAAAGCATATATTGATAGATATACAGAAATTAACTTCACAGAAGAATATACAACAATCCCTCCAGAAATTGAAGATATAGCGACACGTATCGTAGCAAACAAAATCAAACAAATGCAAGACAGATACAAGAACCCCAATGCTAGTCTAGAAGATAACTCCTCCAATTTTATTTCCGATTCCGTTTTTAGTTCAGCAGTTAAAAAAGATTTAGATATGTTTAAAAAAGAACCTACAACTACTATTTCTATAAGAGTAATAGGCAGTAGAAAAGATGGTAAAAAATGAGCCTAGTATTAGAAGTTTTAGGAGTTGATGAACAACAATTTATTGGAATTGTTAGAAATTGCAGGGAGGCTATTCATAAATCCGTTAATTATACAGCACAGAATACTTTAGCAAGGGTGAAGATAAATGCACCAAAGGATCATGGACGATTGGCAGGTAGTTTTCAATTACATAAAGACGACGACCTTACATACCGTGTATTCACTAAAGTTAAATATGCCTTAATGGTCAACAACGGAACAGGGGAGTTTGGACCAAATAAACGGCCAATCACTCCGAAGAATGGGGAGTATCTGGTATTTAATATTGGTAGTAGAACCATTTTTACAAAAGAGGTTAAAGGACAAAAACCTAATCCTTATATTGACACCTCTATTGACGAAACAAAAACAAGACTACAAGAGTTTATAGAAAAGTCTATCCAAGAGGTTGCTTAAAAGGAGGTTGATATTCATGAGTAAAACTATTGGTGAAGCATATAACGAAATTATAAATAAAGTTATTGAAATACTTAATGCCGAACGTGTAGAAGGTGGAAAATTGGAAGGAGTTAAAAGAATTATTCGTGGAGACCGCACGAAAGGAGTGATTAAGCCTCCTGTTATATGGGTGTATCAAGACCAAATAACTTCAGAAGAAATAACTTCACGAAAAGAAAGAAAGACACTTCCTCTAATACTGGTTGCTGTTTATCAATCGAATGACCCTGAAAAAGGGCATATCAACTCAACCGACCTTGTAGATAAGGCATTGAATATTGTTTTAAAAGACCGCCAATTAGGTGGTTTTTCTTATATTTACGACATTAAATCTGGACCATTTGAGCCGTCCTCTCCATTATTTGCAGATGAAAGTGGAGTGTATGGAGCAGGTGCAACGGTCAATATTCTCTTTGACATTATAAGAGATTAGAAAGGGGGAAAAAGAATGAGTAAAATTTTAAGATATTTTGGTGCTGCTTTTGAAGACGAATTTAATAGTTCAACTTTAAAAGAGCCACAAAATCATGTAGATATAGCAAGTTCAAGTTTAGATATACCACAAGAAAGAGTTTCCTATGTACCTAGTGGTATTGGTAGAGGAACAAAAAAGTATGTAAAAACACCTATTTCTGGTAGTGGTAATGTAGTCCATCCCGTAGATATTCATTCTGTTGGTTTCTGGTTAAAGGCTACTCTAATGGAGTATGCATACACAGAATTAACAACAGGAAGTGGAGAGTTAAATAAGCATGAGTTTATTGGCACTGACGACGCTATGCCTATTTCTTTTGTTTCTTATGTAGGTAAGGATATTAAAGAAGAATATTATACAGGTTGTGTGGTTGAAAGCCTAGAATTTTCATTCAGTGATAATGTTGTACAGATTACTGCAAATGTTGTTTATGCAGACGGTAGTAAGAGAGCATTAAAGGCTAAAGAAGACTTAAATCTAGAAGATTTATTCCCTATTGCTATGCATGAAGTAACTGCAAAAATTAATGGAATTGATAAATCTAGAAAGATACAAGAACTAACTATTACTATTTCCAATAACCCTTCTATTGAGGCAGGACAAACTATTGGAAGCCGTACTACTCGCAGAATTGTATTAGGTGAACGAACTGTTAATATTTCAGCAACTTACTACTATGAGGATGATGAAGAAACCGAACTATTTGAAAACGAGCAAACCTTCTCACTTGAGGTAGATTTTGTTTCAGGTGAAGGAACTTTACATTTTGAATTTCCAAATTGTATTTACGAAGGTCTTACTACTCCAGTAAGTGGAAGAGACTCTATCACTCAAAGTGCTACTATTCGAGCATTAGAGGGATCAGTTAACTACAACGGAACTCAAGTTCAAAGTGACATATATGCAGTATTGAATAACGCGAAAGGGGAGATTTTATAATGAAGAATTTTGGAGATTTAGTTCAAGCAGGTAAAAACTACATTGAAGATATAGAAATTGATTTTAACAAAGAAAAGTACTCTATTCCTGTCCGTCCTTTATCAAAAGACGAGAATGCTAGAATACAAAAATTACAGTCTAAAGGACAAAAAACTAGAGGGGTTTTAAATCAAGAGAACCCTGAAAAATCTAGTATGGAAATTGAGATTGATAATGCCGCTTCTGCTCAATATAATGCAGAGGCTGAAATATTAGCAGTTTCTTTATGCATTGCAGACGGTGAAAAGCATACTATTGAAGAAGTTAAAAATCTTCCTTCTGGAGTTGTTTCACAAATAGCGAAGGCTATCTACCGTATTAGTGGAATTGCAGTAAAGAAAGAAGATAAGGAGGCATTAAAAGAGGAATTAAATTCCTTTCGTAACGACTGATGAAGCCAAGTCGATTATTCGTTTTCATCAAGCAGGATATCCACTAGCCGCTCGACAGGGTGATTTAACCCCGTTGCAGTGGCTATTTTTAATTGCTGGATTTAATAAAGAGAATGAGGAAATGAAACAGGATACAAGTAAAAATACAGAACAGTCAAACAAAGTAAATGTAGAACAACAAAAACAACGAATAATTGAAATGGTTAAAGAAAGGAGGGGTTATTGATGTCTAATGTTGTTGAGATTCTTATTCGTGCTAAAGACCAAGCATCACAAGTATTTCAGAATTTAGCAAACACTGGTGTAGCAAGTATGGGGAGCATAGAGAGTTCTATAGACAATGCTACTTCCACTATGGAGAACATGTCTTCTACCGTTGACAATATGGAAACTTCTCTGCAAAGTGCAGGTGAAACCGCTGAGAATACAGGGGAGTCTATAAATAGTTCTCTTGAACAGGCTGAGGAAAATGCTGACAGTGCAAATCGTTCGTTTAAAGATATGTTTAAAAACTGGGAAAGTGGAGCAAAGAAGGCTGGTCTTGCAATATCTGCTACAGGTGTTGCTGTTGACGTTTTAGCACAGAAACAAGCGACACTGACAGAAGACACTCATAGATTGGCTAATGTAACGGATATGACTAGTAAAGAAATGCGGCAACTAGCGGTAGAAACAGCCAATGTAACCTTTCCGATAGAAGATGCCACTGCATTATTTGAGACTGCCACACAGCAAGGTATTCGCTCAGGTAAGGCTATGAAGGAATATGCCACATACTGGGATACCTTAGGGGATGCCGTTCGTGGCTCTGGTCCTGAATTAGCAAAGGCAGGAGTTAGTCTCCAAGCCATAGGTATAGAAGCAGGTAATGAAAAAGAAGCATTAGGTGCATTTGGCTTTGTATTTCAAGAGACCACAAGTTCAGTTGAGGAATTTCTTTCTTTTATTGATAAAACTGGTCCTGAATTAAGGAGTATGGGTGCTGACATAAATGATTCTGCTGCTATCTTAGGTGTACTAGAAAAAGAATTTGGTATGACTGGAAGAACTGCAAGACAAGAGTTTAGGGCAGCAGTCAATGAGTCTGACGGTACTATGCAAGGCTTGTTAGATACTTTAGGGGTTTCTACGGATTCCTTTAATCAGTACAAACAACAAGTCAAAGAATCAAGTGGTGTTATACAAGAGAATGCTGACATACACGCCGAGAGTTATACTCCATTACAAAAACTAAAGCATCAATTTGATGAACTTACCTATACGTATGGAGACCAAATCCAAACATTAGGAAACCTATCAACAGTTATGATGGCAACTGGTCCACTTATTCAGGCAGTAGCCTACCACCAACAAATAGCAACAGCCGCTACTAAGGCTTGGACAGTAGCCCAAAAGGCAGGAACAATTGCAGCAAGAGCATTTGCAGTTGCTCAAACTATGGCTCTCGGACCAATCGGTCTCATTGTAGCAGCCATTGCAGCCGTTATTGCAATAGGATATCTTCTTATAAAACATTGGGATACGGTCAAAAAAGTAGGCATTGCAGTTTGGGAGGGAATAGTACAAGCAGCCGAGTTTTGCTGGGAAATGCTGAAAAAAGGGGCTATAAACGCATTTAAGATTCTCACTTTCCAATGGAGAATGCTATACCAAGCCTTAAAAATTGGCTTTGAATGGATTAAGGAGGTTGGACCTAAACTTTGGGAAGGAATTAAGAATGGTGCAAAAACAGCATTCGATTTTATCAAAGGTGTCTGGACTAAATTAGGAGATTTCTTGTCTAGTATTTTTGAAGGTGCTATCAAAATTATAAAAGCACCATTTAACTTCTTTATAGACGGCTTTAATAAAATAATTAATGGACTTAATGGATTAAATATTAAAGTTCCTGATTGGGTTCCTTTAATTGGAGGAGAACGCTTTGGATTTAATATACCAAATATTCCACGACTTCATACTGGTGGTGTATTTAATGCACCTACAAGTGGTGGTGAAGGTCTTGCATTATTGAAAGACGGTGAAATGGTATTAGACCCTATGCAATCAAGAAAAGAGGCACAAAATCAGGGTAAATCCCGTCCTCAAATCATTAAACTTATTATTGATAGTAGAGAGTTAGCCGAAATCGTAGCAAACACTATGCAGGACGAAATAGAGTTAAGGGGGTTTGAGTAAAATGATTGAAGTATATATCAGAGGAGAACTAGTCGACATAAAGGCTGGTTCTTTTAATTTACAAAAAAATCTCAATGGCTTTGATACTCTCACCTTTACGATTATGACATTTGAGGATAATAGATGGTTTCAAGAAGGGGAAGAAGTTAAAGCCTTTTATAAAGGGAAAAAGATATTTGGTGGATTTATCCATAAGCCTAAAGAAAGCAATGCTTTATATAATTACATGTTACATAATATACAGGTTAAAGGGTACGAATATCTTCTTGATAAAATAACTGTTGGAAGAGCATATCAGAATAAATACTCCAAAGAAGTTTTAGAGGCTTTATATAACGAATATTTCAAACTAGAAGGAATTAGAAATGTATTAGCCGATAAAGGTGCATATCTTACTGACGTTAAATTTGGATATATAAGTGGATTAAAAGCAGTTGAACGATTGGCTGAAAAATCAAACTACATATTAAGGATTACTCCTGATAAGGATATTATATTTAAAGACAAAGATAACTTTCCTGCTCCTTTTAACCTCAATTGGGAGAACACCCTAAGAGGAACTGTAAGAGTAAGTAAAGGTAATCCTAAATACAGAAACCAACAACATATAGTTGGAGGGCATGCTTTAACGAATGGACTTGTTGAAGAATTTAAAGGTGATGGAAGTAATAAAAACTTTACACTAGCCTATCCTGTTGGTTCTCAAGCACAAGTATATATTTCCAGAAATGGCGCTCCTTTTGAAAGTGTCATTATGGGTCTTAAAAAATTAGGAACAGACAAAGAAGGAATGGAGTTTTTCTTCGAGATTGGTGACAATGTTGTTACTCAGAACAGTAACAGTGAAGCATTGACAGAAGCCGATATTATACAAGTAAGATATTATGGCATGTATCCTGTTGTATTGGTTAATAAGTCTAGAAGTGAAATCAGAAGAAGGAAAGAATTAGATAAGGGAACTGGTATTGTTGGTGCAGTTGTAGAGACTAATCTAAGAGGTCTTGACAGGATTGAAGAGGAGAATGCACGGATACTTAACCACTATGCAACCCAGAATAGTTTCGAAGTTGAGTATGAAACAGATATAGACGGATTAGAACCGGGTATGCTACAACAAGTGAATTTACCAGAGCATGATCTTGTCAATACGGAAGGATTGATTACCTCTGTAAGAGCAAGGGATAAAGACAATAGAATAGTATATTCAGTGAAAGTTATAAACGGACCCGCTCATGAAGATTGGGTCTCTTTCTTTGGAAAAAGTGAGAACAAAGATAGGGAACTAATTGAAGGATTGGAACTAATCCAGCCTGTGCATGAGTTTGATAAGTGGTGGAAGGAAACTGAATTCCCTAATCTATTTAATACCTATATATATCCTAGCAGAAATACATTCCCAAGTTCTTCTCTATATCCCGTTCTATTAGGTGCAAGTAGTTTGAAATATATTGCTTATTATATCAATGGAAATGAAGCAGGAAGAGTGCCTATTTTAACAAGTGACCAAGACAGGGATACTTTAGCAATCTATTCCCGTGCAATTATGGGTTCAGATATTGACGGAAAAATCACTCACTTAGCATGGATTGGTGGAAGTTTAGCAACAAGTGAAGTAGGAACAGGTATCTATTTAGATATTCAAGAGTTTAACTTTGAAAAAAGTAAACTTGAAACATTGCAGATTGAAAAGACCGATTGGAGGTGGCTATAAATGGCATATTCGAGAACAAGATGGAATGAAAGAACGGCCATTACTGCAGACCGTTTAAACAACTTAGAAGAAGGGGTTGAAGAGGCTATCCATAAAGCAGCAAAGGTTGATTTACGAACAAGTGACCCTGACCCTACCCTTTCTTCAAATCAAGGTTATTTATATATCCGTACTGATTTAAAAGGTGGAGGTTCAAGTGGTGGCTCAGGTGGAACTGGTGAAACAGGCTCGTTCTCTGCTAAGTTTAATAATATTGATAGACCTAATCTAACTGTATCATTCTTTTATGAGTATAGTGGAGATTTAAGTAAGGTTGAGATTTATAGGGACAATTCCCTTATAGACACTCAAACTTCAGGATTTAATTCTGGATACACTGATACAGTTTCAACAGCAAAAACATACACATATAGATTCGTAGGACTCAACTCAAATGGAAATCAAATAGGAGAATCTACTGTTGACTCCGTTAAATTCAACATTTAA